ATTTATTCTTCCCTGATATTATCTTCAGGAAAGTCCAGATCCACGCCATCTGCTATTTCATCGTCATCATCAAGTGATAGTTCTTCTATCATTTCTTCGACTTCTACAACAGGTTTTGGGTCTTTCTTCTTTTTACGAGGCTTTTCAGCTTTTGTTTCTGATAAGATTTCTCTTTTAACCTCGCCATTTTTAATAACTTTGTCTGCATATTCTAAAGTTGTCCAGTTCTTTGGGGCACATGCCTTAATCATAACTTGGTTGGGTTCATTACCCTCAAACTTCATATTACCTACAAATACACCGTCATTATAAAATCTTGCTTTAATCATTTTTTACCTCCGGTCTTTTTCTTCTTCTTTTTCTTGTAAGGTTTCCCTCTCATTTTAGTACCGGCTTGTTTCATCTTTAAGTTACTATACGCCATTGTTTTTCTCCAATAGTTCAGCTTTTGCTGTGTCGATATCTGATTGATTGATTTCAGGATGTAACTCTAACATCTGTGCATCACTCAAACCTTCCATAATCATTTCTTGAATATGTGGTGTTTTTGTTTCTGCTGTTACAGTGTCGTGTGTCATTGTCTGTCCATCTATCTCTCTATAGATATCATCAAGTTTATCGCCGTCTTCGATAACGATTTTTGCGATTTGTTTTTCAACTTCTTTGTTAAATGTATCTGAACTTAATGCCAAGTTCTTTGCTCTTTCTAAAAGAGTTAGGTCAGCATGTTCATCTCTTAAGTCAAATGTTTTGTGATATACAATGTTGAAATCATCATCTGGTTGTTGATTACTCCACTTCCAGAAAAGACTCCAGATGTTCCATTCTGTTGCTTCCATTTTGGCGGACTTATCCGCTAAACGTGTATTCAACATTTCGAACTCTGTGGCTAAAGCTACACCAGACTTTGCTGATAAGCCTCTTGCCGCCATGATAGCACCCAAGTGTGTTGTTCTTAAGAATGCTTCTACATGTACTGTTATCATATTGATAATACTATCTACATTACTTCCAGAAGGTTCTAAAAGATACGGACGAAGATTAGGATCCATTGTGTTATCCAGATTGATGATAGCACCAGCTCCTGCACTTGCACCTACATCACCTGTTTTAACAAGTGTTGGATGCCCGCTTATTCTTATACTTTGTTCGCTCTCACTTAAAAGGTTCATGACTGCTTGTTGTATTTTAGCAACATCACCAATGTCACTATGTCCTAAACCTTTTTGGTCTGTTGAGTTAGCATAATGCACGATAAAAGGAACTTCTCCGATTGTGTTTGGATATTGTTCTGTTCCAATAACTTTGTCATCTTCTACATATGAAACGTAGATAACATCATTAGTCCATTGAATATACTTGAATGTATCATCTGCTATGTGTTCTCTTGTTTTAACATAAGTTAGTTTTTCTGCACCGTTTGGCATAGTCTGATATTTCCAATCTTCTACCGCCTCTGGTGAGAATAGTTTTAAATAAGGTCTTATGTCTTGTTCTATTTCTTGTTCTTTTGTTAAGATACCATCGCCTTGACCTTTTGTGCATAAGATCCAAACGTGCCCATATACTGTGGCTAAATCGTTTGCTTCTTTCATAAAGTCATCGAGGTCTTTGCCTGAAAAATCTACATCTTCAATAAATCGTCTTACTACGATATCATCTTGTAAATATCCAAAAGTTCTTGTTGGTTTCGCTCTCCATAAAAAACTTCTGTATGTATCTACAGTTAGTTTTGTCATGTTATCTAAGGCTGTGTATTCGAGCCTTTGTTGATACTGGTCACCCGGTGTATCATCCTCGAACAAGTATTTTCTTAACATACCCAAAGAAGCGTTTCGATAATCGAAGCCACCAAGGTAACTTGCTCTATAATAGTGCCATCTTTCGAGGTATGCCTCGTAAAGTGGATGTCTATGTTCTATGTTCATTACCATACTCCAAATGTTTTAGTGTTATCGGGCATTACTTCCCGGGTTACAGGAAACAAATACTCTACAGCATAAGTGGCACTGTCAAATAGGTGGTCCCACTTTCCTTTGTCAGGTATCTGTGTATCCTGTTTATATACATAACGTTCTAAACTTTTTATTAAGTATTTACACTTGGGATCTACAAAGTATCTTATATATCCTTCAGCGTTTCTTAATAGCGAGTTCATTGCGTTTATTCTGTCTTTTACAGCTGGATGACTTCTTTTGTACTTCACTATGAAGCCAGCGTTTTGTAAAATAGAGATATCAGTTTTGCCACCGGCACTGGTCTTTCTTGCCTGGCCTGCAGGATCCGGAAACACTACGATTTGTTGTGTTGGATACCTGTTTCTTATTTCTGTGCAAAGTTCCTCAGTGTGTGAGCCACTCATGACTATTTCATCAATAGCATGTAACCCATCTTGAGTCCTTACATAGACGACAGCGGTTATAGGTTCAACGTTGAAATCACATCCAACGATGAGTTGTTTCGCTGGGTACGGAATCCATTCTCGAACATTGTCCTCAGAAAAGTTGTATGCTATCTTGTTTGAAAAAGTTTCAAAAGATGCTTCATACTCTTGCTTCCACGTTCTCTCATCGAGGTCACGTTTAGCTTCAAGTATCTCTTGTTCTGGAACATTACCGCCGTCAATAGTTCGATATTGAAAACTCGCCCAGTCAGGGCCTGTTTTACCTAAGTCATACAGATCCTTAAACCAGTTTCCGATCCCTTTCGGGGTGCCACAGAACAATGCATGTCCTGGGGGCTTTTGTGCTGATAAGGCCGGTCGTATTATTTCCTGCCAAAGTGCGGGCTGAAGGTCAGAAGTCTCATCAAAGCAAACAAAGTCAAAGCCTTGTCCTCTCAACCTCTCTCCTGCGTCACCGCTTCTTAACATTATAGTACTACCGTTTATCAGTGTTATCTCCAATCTACTTTCATTAGTTCCGGCTATCCAACCTAAGCGTGATAACCTATCCTTTAAATCAGCCCAGATAATATCACGTGCCTGCTGATATGTCGGGCATATGTATAGTATCTTCTTGTTTGGGTATCTCGCAAATCTTGCCAACTCTCTGATGGCTAAAAACGTTTTACCCAATCGGCGCCCTGCTACGAGCACCCGAAATCTTTTTGGACATGTTGCTACTGCACGTTGTGGTTCATTCAGTGGCATCATCGTTCCAAGGTAGAATCCCAGTATCATCTTCTGACATCGGGGAATCGCTTTGAAATAACATATTTTTTCCAAGCCATATTAACATAGCCGCGTTACCAGACATTGCTACTTCTATTTGTTTTTTACGAAGTCTCATTTTGCCTTGTGCTTTCCCTTTGTCTATAATACCCGCAAAGCGTCTTTTCAACGTGTCTTCTGATACGCCTATTATATCAACCATTTCTTGCATCGTACAATGCATCTGTGCGAGTTTATACAATAGTTCAGTATCAATCTCTTTACGAGGTCTTCCACCTTTCTTTTTTGTCTCTTTTTCCTCTGACATAGAGTGTCTCCTCCCATTTAACCCTTGGTTAGGTTTTAAATCATATTTGCTATCATACTGGCTATTTGTGTGGATACAAGTATTCCAAGCACCCAGTATAATCTATTGTCAATCTTATCTACTTTACGTTCTATTCGGTCTATATCGTCTTTCATATGTTTAAGATGATTATCTCTTATTGTTTCAACGTCACGCTTTAACAGAGCGATTTCTGTATCTGTATCTTTAGTCACTGTCTCTGCCCTTTCTGTTTTCGCCGTTTTAATCATCATGAACTCGAAATATTATCGCCTGGTGCGTGTGCTTTCTTCCACGCTGACCCGTCAAAAAACGCTAAACATTTTGATCCGGCATTTCCGTCACTTATATAAGCCATTGCACCCTCATCGATTGCACCAAAGCCTGCCAGTTGATTTGCTACTGTCACTGTTAATATTGTATTAACAAAACCATTTACGGCTGTTAACTTTGCGTTACATGTGATTGTATCACTATTAGCGTTACCTAAAACTGTGTTACCATTTACTGTTAAGTTGTCGCTTACAGTTAAGTTGTCATTGACTTGTAGATTATCATCTACTGTTACATCGCCTGAACTGTTAAGAATATTGTTGCCGTTTGTATCTAATCTATCACCAAGTTTTAAGTCACCACCTGATGCTCCAATAATACCATGACCACTATCATAGCTATCATTACCGATACGAATAACATTACCTTCTTTGATGTTTAGTGTCGCAGAAATATTTGTGCTATTCTGTGGCGTCGTTTGAAAAATAAGTTCAGAACCTCTGTTAGACCCAGACTGGGTCCCAACCGTTTGTCCAAGGATTCGAATGTTTGCTAAGCCTGGTAGTGTTGCGGCGTTTGCCGCGTTACCATTGATAGATAATATTCTTTTACCATCGCCTAAGGCAGCCGGTGAAGCTGGTGTGCCTCCAAATACTTCTGT